TGGTCGATAGTCGGGCAGAATGCAATCGCGCGCTTGGCTCCATCAGGCGAATGCTTAAGGTAATTCTCCACTATGTCACCGCTCAGCTGGTCATCCTCTACCATGGCAGCGCCAAGATCATCTGGGTGAAACTCTGTCCCTCCCGTTGGCAGGCGCTTGGTTCGAATGTTTGAGGTATCAATCGAGCTCCCGACGTAATAATCAATCGGCGCCAGGTAACCAAGTTCCGTCAGCTCTTCGCTTGTAATCGGGATCAAAAGATCGTCCCAAATCTCTCCCAAGCCCTTGCTGAATGGCGTGGCTGAGAGCGCAACAAAAGGGATTGCGTCATAGCGATCCAGGTACTTTTCCCTGAAACCTTTGTAGACAGTGTGAGCCTCATCGACAATGCCGAAACTAAAATTAAGATTTGGTCTTTTGACGGCAGTCTGTATTGAAGCGATTTGGATAAGTTTTCGAGGGTCCCACCTGGGGTCGTCCGCCTGCATGACAGAGTAATCAATGCCCATTTGGTCCAGCGTGTCGGCAGTTTGCTGTACGAGCTTTACTCTGTCTGCATAAAAGACACTGCGCTTCCCCTGGGCTGCGTAAGCAAGCATCATTGTTAGGGCGACGTACGTTTTTCCGTAAGAGCAAGGAGCCGCCAAAAGCGGCCTCATGTGTCCTGTTTGAAGGGAATGACGAATCATGTCGATTCCCTTTTGCTGGTGGGGTCTAAGCTCCATTGAGGGCCTCTTCTACCTCTTCCTCAATGCCGGCAACAATTCGGCGGGCCTTCTCAGTGAGAGTCAATGTTTCGTTTGACACTACACGAGTCGCCCAGTCTAGGCGATCTCGATACAATTGGAGCTCGGCTGCTTCCTGCTCATCGATATAAGCATCGCACTCGTCGAGGTAGCGGTTAAGGTCTGCAATTACTGGATCCATAATTTTCTCCGTCAAGAGTGCCCCCGAAGGGGCGGTTGATTTAGGCTAGGATTTCTACCCTGGCATCAAAGTCAAAAGAAGTTTCGAAAGGAACATAACCAGTATCCCCGATTCGGTCGCTGCCTTCAGAGCTGTCAGCATCGATGCTGATAGTGTAGCCCTTAAAAAATTGACGACCAGTCTCAGGGTGGATAACCCAGCCTTTGTCAACGACAACGCCTTCAATGAACTGGTCATCACGGCTAGGCATAGGTTGGAAATCATAAGCTCGGATCTTTTGGCCAATTTCTGCAATGTTTTCAAATTTCATAATGTTTCTCCCGTTTGGGAGGAGCACCGCGCCCCTCCAATGGTTCCCATTCTACAGAAACCACTAGAGGTGTCAACCCTTTTAGGTGACAAATACTAATTATTTTTACTGGGTTCTCCAGACCCTGTATTTGTTAAGGTTTTTACGTTGGGCTGCATTGTAGTTCCGTTGTTTTAAGGCCGACACTAAGCCGCTAACTTCACTTGTATTCTGTAGCTCAACGCTGTCGCCTACACACATTTTATCAGCAAGATCAGCCCAAACTCCGCCTTTCTTGCGGTTTATTTCAGGGATTTCAACATCGCGTTCGATAACGTGGTAACTCATTGGTTTATCTCCGTACAGTCAATATCAAGGTTGCGATAATTTGGCCAGCCAAATTGCTGACCGGTCTGTCTGCCTAGGCACACCATGGAAGCGTATTGAGCAGATTCGATTTCGGCATCTTGTTTCTCAAGCTTGCCAGAATAATTGAGCCCGGCAATGACAATGATTGCGAGCGTTAATAAATACAATTCTTTTTTCATAGCTTCATCTCCCGAGAAGTTATAGCAGGGCTGATTCTTGAATAAGCTGCGATTTCGCCGGCCGTTTGTAATAGCCGAATTGAGGGTCGTCATGGCTGGGCTTTACTGTGCCAGTAAGCCTGATTCTCTGGCCCTTTAATTCCAGGTCCTCGGAACTAGCGTAATCTACGATAACAGTAGGCACTGATCCGTAGACTCTGAAACCGCGATCGTCGCGGATAGTGCATTGCAGCACTTCTCCGTAGTCGCCTTCATACCATTTTGTGTAAATGATTTCACCGGTAATTTCTACACGGCCTTCAGGTACATTTTGCATCTAATTATCTCCGTCAAGAGTGACTGCGTTGTGCAACCAGTAATTAAATACTAATCTATTTGAATTAATAGTGTCAACAGTTTTAATTTACATAAGTTTCTCTACCTATTGCCTTCTCTGTAGCGTGGCATTTAGCGCAGTACCAACAAACCCTGTGCATAACTTTTTCTTTATCGGTAGATCTCTCTCTAAATCCTATAACCTCTCCCATTGTATCACCGCATCTGCAAGGCTTTTCACTTAAGTCTACTTGTTGAGTGTCTGTCATTGTATTGCCTTTGGTGAGTTAGGAGGTTTTGCGAGCAAGCAAGCCCCAACCCACAGGGTAGTAGGTTTCGGGACATTGCATTGCCTTCGGAGCCGTCAGTGTGGATGGCGAGGCCGTATCAATGAGTCAGTTGATACAAGCAAGTCTGCAAGGGATGCTGCTCCATCCCCCCGCGCCGCATTCAGACTTTTAGCAAGTTGCGGTGGCCCCGCGCTACTCTTTTGGGCCTTAAAACTGCGCTCGGTGAGAGACCCCGTGAGGGTGACATATCCTTCGCAGTCGATTAGAAAAAGGAATTATGACAAACACTAAATATAGTATAAGATCAGTGCGTCGGGTTTCTGTTTTCCTTTTCTCCTTGTCAGAATTTAGGGCTTGATCAGCCCACCGACAACCAGCATCATAATCTCGCAAAAATAATTCTGCAAGTTCATTTTTTTATTTATTTGAACTTATCGTTTAATGCACCTCAAACTGGTCTGATTCAACCTGGTTGATAAATTCATCCCACAAATCATGATCAGAAATAAAATCAACGTAATCCGTACAAAGAAGCATCATTGTTCCGATTGCGCGCCGGGCCTGTTCAGTCAAATCTTTAAAATCATTTTCCATAAACAAATCGAGCTCTTCAGGGCTCATTGCAATAATATGGGTATCTTTCATCTAAATTTACTCTCATATAGCCTACGCCGGGAATTAAAGATCTTTTTTACTCGTTTAAGATAATCTATTGTAAATTTCAGCTGTGAATTGTCATTTTCTAGCTGTAGAGCTCTATCGGCTCCGATCTTTTGAATTAGACCCTTGCGATACTCCACCACATTGCCAGAAAGATAGCGGTTACATTTAACGCACTGGCCCCAACAATTAAGAGCATTGAATCTTAAATGCCCTGCGCTGCCTCGGCTTCTGTAATGACCAGCGTCAAATTTGCCGCCTTGGACCGTTTCTCCCTGGGGGCATCCGCAGCTTATGCACGGCTTATTGCGGTCCCTGGCGCGAATGTAGGCGTTAAACGCAGTTTGTGCTTCTTTAACGTAATCTGAGGCAGTCTTGAGAGATTCTTTGACAGCTTTCGCCTCACGCGCATACGACAATTTTACAGTCTTTTTTGCCTGATCTGTCCTAGTGTAATCGTACAAATGATCCCAGGAGCAAAAAGAATAAATGCCGCCCATGACCGCCTCGCTTTCAGGGATCTTGGTGCGGCATAATTTGCAGCGTCTTGTCTTCATCGGAAATACTTTTTGCCTTTTAGGGAATCCATAGTCCTTATGCATCGGTCAAAGGTTTCTTGATCCATTTTTTTTGAGCGTGACCTCAGCAAAGCCAATGAGAACTTTTCGCTCGTTACAGGAAATCCCTTGGCCAGCCTTTCAACATCGTCAGGCGGAATATAATCACCTTTTTCATTTATCATCTTATATTCATCTCCGCGCGCTTAGTTGATTCCTGAGTGCGCCAAGTCTCAAACTTCATTTGCCAGACTGCAAGCTGGTGCTTGAGCCCTACGGCCTGTTCTATCGCAACCTTGAGCCCATCAAGAAGCTCAAGATACTCAGCATGAGAATAAGCATAACGCTCCTGAGCTGCAATAGGCATTTTAGGGTTATCGCGTTCGGCCTCGCCCATCAGCAAAGCTTTCTTAGACTTTCTAAACTCCATTAAATACTGCCGGCTTGCTTCAGCCTCAGCGTATTTACGGGCTGTTTCTTCTAGCTGCTCGAATTTCATAAGCGTTTACCACCAATTTTTTTACCCAGTCCCGAATGTCCTCGGGTACTTTATCAAGCGCCTCGCGGCGCTCCTCCCTGTTTTTAATCATCATAATCTCTGCGGCGTACTGCCTCGGGCGCTTTAAATGATTCATTTTCCACCGTTAGTTTGCTTTTGGTCGGAGTGCATATTTCCAAAATGTTATCGTAAGGCTCCAGGTTGTCAAACGAGCACACGCCAAAATCACCCTCAAGCTCGATAACTGCGTACGGCTCCTGATACTTTAGAGAACGCCACGTTGCATCTTCTATTGCTCCGAGAGCATAAGTAAATTTAGAAATCGTTGTCATTAGCCAGCTCCAAAAAACTTATTGGGTGCATCCCTAACTCTCTGCAAACCTTTATTACTAAAGATAACCTGGCATCATCTTTGTACCGCCATTTATGTATTTGCTGACGGTGTACCCCCATTGACTCGGCCAGCTGAGCTGACCGAATCCCTGTGATTTCTTGAGATTTTCTTAGTGCTTTCCCAAAGTTCATAAGTAATCCTTAAAACGGAATGTCGTCTTCGAAAGTGTCAGCCTCAGGCGAAGCAGGGACTGGTACAGTGCTTGGGCCGTTTAGGAGCTCGGCCAGCTTATCTGAACCTATGCTTGCGTCTCCTTTGATCAGAGGCCGCTTAGGGTTCTGTGGATCAGGCTTATTAGTGTAAGCGCTAGTCCTAATCTTGGGAATATGGAACTGGCACTTAGGGCAAGTGAAGCTGCCGCTGCCCGTAGTGTGTGGCGCTCGTTCGTTTTTGCGCTCGGCGTCTTTCCATAATGCAAACTCAAAAACAGTTGTAAAGTTACTCATTTTAACGTCTCCGTCAGTTCATTTATTTTAATTGCAGTTTTAATTAGCAGCTCTTCCGCTGCAGCCAGCAATTTATCGTCTCGCTTGACGTTTAATACAAATGGCGTCATCTCAGGGTGGTAAGCGTAAAACCACCAAGACTTTGCTCCCGTCACTAACATACAGCCCTGGACCTGTTGAACGTAGGCCGACGGCAGTTTGCCGGATCTTTTGTATGCTACCATGGTTGACGCAGATGGGCATTTGATTTCTAAGCCACAGTCATCTCCTATAAGAGAATCAGGTGAACAACCTATTTCGTAATCGTCCATCTTAATCAAACCAACCTCATTAGCTCTTAGCCCCATGTCGAGCTCGAACATTTGCCTGGCCTCGGGCTCCAAGTCATTTCCTCGCTGCATTGCTTCCGACTTAAACGTCTCTGTCGGCTTGCCGGTAATTCTTTCGGCAACCAGGGTATTGATTAAGCCGTCTAACTGAGTAGAAGCTTTGCCGGCGCCAGTAAACACTTTAGAGAACTGACTAGCTGTCAGAACTCCGCAGCGTTGTTTTAACCACTCGTCGCCACCTTGAACACAATCTATTATCCTGGGCATTTGGATTTCCTTTTAGCCATATTTCTTGAGCACGTTTAAATTGACTCCAGCAATTAGGGCAAAGGTATTCTCTACCCGCCCCCTTTTGCCGGCAAGATTCACAAAATCTATGAGATTCCTGCATTTTCTGACTCTTCTTTTTTGGCTTTTTTCTTCAATAAATTCTTAACAATAATTTCAGCTTTGGCCTGCGGGATTTGATCGGTAGAGTGAACATTGGCCCACTTTACATAATCGATTATTTCATACCCGGTCTCATTACATAAAGAAATAATTTCTTTTAACGTGGCCGCGCTAACTAATTGAGGCACATCTGTTTCTTGCTCAATCTGCTGCGAATCAGCATCATCAACACCGTCAACCGGGATACAAAATGCCTGGAAAAGAAAGTATTTATAAGCGGCGGTCATAGCTTTATTGACAGCTTTGTCGCTGGTGTCTAGAGCTTCGCCGTAGGCAGTGTGGCAGATCGAGTCTCCCTCGCTGTCGTACAACACAAACCCGACCTCTAGGATTGCGTGAGACGCTACACCGCCATTCTTAGTGGCTGTTGTCTTAATGTCTTTGCTTAGAACGTTAGGGATAATCAGCACACCATGCTCAGCAATAATCGGCGCGAGCGTGTTAAGCACATCGTCGATACCACGGAACTTGTAGCCTTGGTGGCTGTTCTTTTGATTTTTAGCGATTCCGACTTTAGATAGATCGGACTGGACAGCGCTGAGCGCCTTGAAGATAGTACGTTGTGTCATTTTCTTTACTCCGTCAGTTAATAGCGTAGACGATGGTAAAGAGATACGTATCCTCTGTCAAGCAAAAAGGGTGACAATAAGAAAAGAAAAATCAGATATACTATGTCGAGTGGTTATCTCCGTCAGCTACCACCGCAAACCCCTAACTGGTTCTCCCGCTGGTTAGGGGTTTTTTTACGGGTATCGTCCGGTCCGCACCATATAATCTATATCGCTGCTGCGCGTGGGCCCGACTTGAGTTGCCCATTTCGAATCAATAAACTCGTCAGCACCCTTGCTAAAGTCACCCTCAGCCATCGCGGAAAGAGCTTTTTTAAAAGAGAGGAGTGAAGTTATACCTAGGTTAAAGCAAAGGTTTATCATAGCGTCCTGCCGGACCCTACACAGATCTAAATACCACTTAAAATTGTGCCTGAGCTCTCGGTCGCAGCGAGCTATATCATTATCAAGAAGATATAAGCACTCGTCACGAGACAGTCCAAGTGATTCAAGGTTTCTACCAACCCCGATAGTAAGATTCCCAGTTGTGTCCTCGTAAGGCTTATTCCTGAGAGATTCATGCCTTATTAGCAGGCGTTGTAGCCTATTCATTACTCTGCTCGCTTAAATAACCCTGTCGCGTTAAAGAGAGTAACGACTGCGCTTACAATATCGTGAGCTACCGGTTGGAGCTTATCAAAGCTCTCATCAATGTCGTCTGCCTTTTCTAACGCGGCTTTCAACATCAAGTCAAACGCAGCAAGCTTTTCCTTGCCGGCTCCATCATCAGGGATTGTTTCTTCAATTAGTTTTACGATTTCTACGACAGTGGACCAAAGCTTTTTGACCCAGCTTAAATAGGTAAATATATTCATATTTTGCACTCCATAGTCAGCAAAATGGCTTCTACGCCATAGATATTGGGAATAACGTGTACCCAATTCGGGTTGACTATAACAGGTTTCAAGCCCAGGCTACAGCCCGACCTTCTCAGATGTTGATAGTGTGAACACCCAGTTGACGAAAGCAAGAGCCCCAACAGCAACAGCATCAACGGTAGCCTCATCCACTGGTATCGCATAACCAAATGCCTCTGCTGCCTGAATAGCTGCCCAGAATGCGCCTGTAAGGGCCGTAACTGTTATCTGACGGCTTTTCCACTTGGCCGGGTCTGATACTGCCTTGCCTTTCTGTAATAGAGTAAACGCCGCTTTTGCTTTCCTAATCATCTTCTACGTCTTCCAGTAAATTATATGATATGGAGGTTTTATAGATATCTAACAATCCGATAATGGTGATTTGATTCACGCCTAGATCAATATAATGCTCAACCCACTCGCTTAGTTTTTCCAGTGCTTCCTCAGTTAAACGGTCATTCTTAACGTCTGGAAACTCAATTGTGGTCATCCTATATACCTAACGGCTGCGCCGATTGCCGCTGCGACGACTAGCCAGACTATTCGCTCAGCTGATTTACCCTTAATAACACTTTCAGATAAGCGGTCGACTTTCTCATCCATCGCGTCTACTTTATTCTCTATATGGGACTGCCGATTAAAAACAGTAACTAGACGCTCTTCAACACGCGCCAAGGAAACAATAGCCTCCTGGAGCGTGTCGATCTTCTTTTCTACTCTGCTTAATCGGTCTTCCATTACATCACCACATTCGCTTGATCGTACTCTCGAGGGATCTCGTAGGTGCAAGTCATGAGCTTACCTCCCTCAGCCTTGTAAACAATAAGGTCCATAGTATGAGCTGAATTATAGCCCATACTGGAATGCCATCTGTCTGGTGGGGCGAGACATCCGTGCTTAGACACGGTGACTCCCTCAAATTCCTGCACCGACGCATGGTGGAAATGGCCCACTAGAAACTGCCTATGAGTGGTCTCACCCCAATCTTTTGGCATATCCCTGGGCATGACCTGGGCCAGTTTAGCGGCCTTGATCTTATCGCCGTGGTGGATGCCAAAAAGCCATTTGTGCCACCTTACGTAATGCACGTACTGAGACGATTTTAGCACATTTACCCTGGGCTCCTTGGAGAAGTAGGTCTCCAGAATAACTTGGACCGCTAGGCTAGTGTGATCGTCGTGATTGCCTCTAGCCACTACCAGGGT